AACTCCTCTGGAGTTGACGTAATCTGTGTTGCACTAGCCGCTGCAAGAACTGGCAACGTACCTGATTGATTAGGCAGACTTATTGTTCTGTCGGCTGTAGGATCAACCGTTGTAAGTGTTGTTTCGTGATCGTTAGCTGTAGAACCCTCAAACACTAAAGTGTTCTGGACGTTTATGGTTGTGCTGTCTACTGTTGTGGTTGTGCCACTAACGGTAAGATTACCTGTAACTGTAAGATTATCGTTTACTGTTGTCTCTGATGTCGTATGACCTATAGATATGGCAGTTCCTGATACACCTGTGCCTATCGCCACAGACTCACCACCATCCCCTGTATCCACAACGAGATAGTTGTCTGACCCTTGCTTTATCGTAAATGCTGTAGCTGAGTTGTCTGATACAGCCACGTTTATATCTGTGCCATCTGGACTGATAGAATCTATAGCTATATCGCCTACGTTAGTGATATTATTGTCACCAAAACTTACATTGTCTCCAAATGTTTTGTTTGTTAGTGTATCTGTTGTAGCTTTTCCTACTAAAGTGTCATCAGCCACAGGTAAAGTTAAAGTTATATTTGAACCACCAAAAGTACCATGTGCAGGTGCTTGTAGTTGAGCATAGTGTGCATTACTAGACTCACAGTAAAATCTCACATAAGATTGAGAGCCTGAGTTTTTAATAGATATGCCACCTGACTGCATATCAATACCATTTGAGCCATCTATTCTTACAACACCAGTTCCGTTTGGTGTCAAGGCAATGTTACCGTTTGATGTAGATACAAGACCATTACCATTTACATCTAAGTCACCACCTAACTGAGGAGTGGTATCATTTGCAACCTCCATAAGAGAGGTGCCGCCAGAAGATATTAATGAACCACTTGCGTTCAAGAACGCCATCTTAGAAGCAGGAGTAGTTATGAATACGTCTTTAGTTCCTGAACCAAAGTTAACAGCACTATTACTGTTTGAGCTAGATATAGGAGTTGTTCTAGCAAGAGTGTTTGGTGATCCAGTTGAAAACGTACCTAAACCAACTTCAAAGTCACCATTAGTATTATCAACAATAGCATAATAGGTGGTATCAGAATTAGATAGATTAGAAGCAAAAGTTTCAAAATTAGCAACTGCACCTGCCAAGTCGATTGTGCCTGTGCCTGTTGTAATTGTCGTTTCACGAACTCTATCTGCAATCTTTAATGCCATTATGCTATCCTTATTATTGCGTTACTTGAATCTCCAGATGGGAACACAACAGTGAAGTCACCAGAAGATGCTGACTTGTCAGCACCAAAGTCTAAAACACATACAGCAGGATTAGTGAGACTAGAATTAGCCTTATCGTTAGCACTTGGGGTGCTATTGTATATTAAGGCTCCCCTTGCAGTTAGGGTCACAGAGCTAAAAGTCTCGTCATCAAAATCCATGAACGCTGTTGTTCCACTAGTGTTAGGAAAGGTTGCATCTACTGTATTTAATGGTTGTCCACCTGTGGGTGCGCCACTTCCTGATGTAACCTCATTGCTTGTTGAAAAAGCTGTTGTACTAGCATCTAATGATGCGCTAGATGAAAATAAAGCAATCTTAAACGTATCGCCACCTGAGTGTCTAAAGTCATGCACACCTAGTAATAACTGCTGTTTAAACGATGTACACATTGCCTGTGATATAGCCATTATAGTCTCCTTATGTGTTCTGCAAGTTTTTCATATCCTGCGTCTTTGATAGCATTGTAAACTGTTGTTCTGTCTGATTTTATAGCTTCTTTCATATAAAACGCTATAACTTTTTCCAGATGTTCTTTAAAAGCTCTTGCCTGTTCTCTAACTTCTGGAGTGGCTTTATCGCTTACCTCTACTATTTTATCAGCACACCTTTTAGCAACTTCCTCTGGTGTAAAGCCTCTGTTATTCGTTGTGTGTACATCAACTATGGGTGTTTTGGGTAATTCCATTAACATTACATTATCCTTGGTTCACCGTTTCTGTAACTATCTCTTTTGTTTCTGCCATCAGCAAGTTGCTGTAATCCTGCCATAGCCTCATCATAGCGTGTTTTATAAAATGATATTATATCAGCTTCACCCTTCATGAATGTGTAAGCCTCTACCAATGTGCCATATAACAAAGTTGCCTCTGCATTATCACCAAGCCATGATGTAGAGGATGTCACTATTGATGGTGGATCGTAGTAGTAGTGCAGTTGCACTGTGTATGTAGAATCTGGGGTGGGAGCTATAAGAAAGTTATCCCCATCAAACAAAGAATAATACACAGGCAATCCTGATGTTGCTGTAGCAGGGTATGCCTCTCGTATAAAGTTTACATCTTTGGGTAGTAAAAAAGAATAATTACTACTACCATCTACAACAGCGATAGAGAATACAGCTAGAAAATCTGTTGGCTTTGCTAAGAACCTATTACTCGTAGTCAGGGATGTTGTTACATTCTTTCTAAGTTCTGGGATAAGAATAGATCGGTATATTCTTTCTTCCGTTTGCCTGACGAAGTTAGGAATATTATTAACAAAAGTAGTTTCGGTGTTATCGGTATATTCCTTGATCGCATTTGTTATTTCTGTATAATTCATTTTTTGCTCTTGTTGGGTGCGTATAGATTATCAAAAATCTGGTTAACATCCAAGACATAATCCAAATCAGATTTAGAGTAGTGTATATGCTGTGATGGCAAGAAATCAGGTGGGCCTTCTCCTGTTTCAAACCATGCAGGGTGTGTAACACGCACTCTGTTGTTAGGCAACGCTACTATATTTCCTGTCCACGAACCTGCATCTAGTAACTCTAATACATGACTTTGCTTGTGTTGTGCAGGATCATCGGCTATCTCACTCTCTACATAATCCACAGTAAATAAATATTTAGCAGGGTAGAAGTCTTTGCCTATCTTTGCTAACCAAGGACATGGTGTAGCCCTATCCAAAACATACACAGCGTGGTGGAGGGAGGAACAATCCCACGGCTGTGCATAGTGGACAGGCATGGGTTCTGCCCACTCCTCAACTGGAGTATCTGCTACTAAAGCCGTAATTGGCATTCTAGCCCACATCGCTCCACCATGTACATTAGGCTCATCCGTGTCATCGGTTTCACAGCCTGTAAATATAACTTGAAAACTAAGACATCTATTTGGCATTGTTGTCACGGCAATAGCCATAGCGTGAAGGAACTCCCCATGATACTTCTGATGATTATGGGTATACTCCCTCCGTACCCAACATTTAAAATGTGGGATATTGCTTTGTAGATAAGGCATATTTTAGACTTTAGTTAGTTTGTATCCCTTAGCTTTAGCAGCAGCCCTTATCTTAGCAAGGCTCATTGTGGCTCCACCACCCTTCATCATTTTCTTCTTCATTGTGGCTCCACCCATAGCGTAGCCCTTTTTCTTCATAGCTCCACCACCACGCATCATCTGCTTTTTCATAGTGGTTCTACCACCTGCAGCCATGCCTTTCTTCTTCATCTTTCCACCACCTACATAACCCTTTTTATTTCTTTTCATCGGCATATCTTATCTCCTTAGCTTGTTGTTACCGTGACAATGCCAACCAGACCAAAGATTGGCGATATTTTTAAATCAAAGTCGTCAAACTGAGCAACACCAACAGACAACTCTAAAGGCTCTGTTCGGTCTGGTCTTGCGTCAATTATGGACTGAGGATCGTCACTCTTTATCTGACCAACAAAGTTTTGTGGATGATCTGGATCAACCACATCTCTTCCAACCCTCAAACCATTTCTTTTACCATTGGTAAACTCGTATACAAGGTCTTCCATTTTATAACGAAAGCCTGTCCTATCGCATATTCCAAAAGCATATTTTCCCTTAGCGTAAGCCATTAGACACTCGTAAAGAATGTATTATAGGGAACAAACTTTATAGAGGCTGTCTCTGTGTCTTCCCCTGCTGCTAATTCAAACTGAAACTCATACTCTTGTTTTAATCCTGCAACTCTATCAGCCACTTCTGGCTTCTTCATAGCTATGTAGTACGCCAATCCTGCTACAAGACACGGTACAAACCGTGGTGGCACGAAGTTCGTTGTGGTTCCTGTTATACCAGTTGCAATACTATCAATGCCTTTTAGTCTAAAAAAGGCTAACGTATATGTCGTGTCTGGAACAGGATGCAACGTAACTGTCGTAGAGCCTGCTAATCTTTGTACAAATATCTGTGTTGGCTTGCCTTGTGTATTCTTATTTGATTTTTGGGCAAACGTAGAAACACTTATTCTATTTACATTTGTGTCAAGCTGTGATGTTCCTGTGCCTGTCCTGATAGTATGCTCAATGATATCAATCGTATCTGATGGCATGGTGTATGTAGCTGTTCCTGCTGACAAAGATAATGTACCAGATTCTATAGTAAAAAGGTTTATACCTCTGTTTTGCCACTCTAATGTTAATATCTGAAAGCTACGTCTAGCTGTCTTTAAATCATAACCAGAACGCATTTCAAGCCCAGCTCTCTCAAAGGCTTCTTCAAATATCTCTGGTAAATCTGGTGTTACAACTGCCATTAGAGCCTCCAATCTCTTCTATTTATAATATTATTCCTCATTCTTTTCAATCACTAATGGTTTACAGTAGGCTGAGTAGGTATTTCTTGTTTGTCTCTCATTGTAAAAGTTTATCTTATTAGCATACCAATTACACTTATCTATGCTCCCATATTGTAAAGATTCATCGTAAATCTGTGTTCCCTCTAAAATTACCAATGCAAATACAAGCGTCTTCATTTTTTAAAACTATCATTTAGGCTGTCTAAAACTTGATCAATATTAGGAGGCTTGCCATGCGGGTCATATTTACAACGGTACTCATTTGGACAGGTTCCTTCAACCACTAGGGTATATGTATCGTTTGCACCTTTATAAAGGCATACTTGCTGTCCGTTTTTAGCCATAACTCTTTTATATCTCCTACAGGTTATGTACTTTGGGTCTTCTCTAACCCCTCGTCTAATCTCTTGTTCCCATGTCCAATCACTAAACTTCTTTAGAAAACAGGTAAAACATTGCTTGATATTCTCTGATTGTGCCACATAGATAATAGCTCCATCAGTACAAACCCACTCAAATGTTTCTTGACCACCTTGTTTACGGACACATTTATCCCTAGTCCGATAACCACCATCCTCTGTCGAAACCCATAAGGGTGTAGACGAAAAGACCAAGAAGACCAATGCCAATACTAAGAACAATGGTAAGTGCCACAATGCCGATAACCTTTTCCCTGAATATTTTCTTGTCATATATTTCTTTCTGCCTTCTCTTTCGTATCTGGCCTTCCATGCGTAGTAACTCATCCCAGGCAGCAGTGCCGTGACTTAGCTTTATATATTGTTGGAGTTCATAGCGTTGCTCCTCTAATCTCTTTTTAGCTGCGAAGGCTTCGATGGCTTCTTGCTCAACAGTTCCTGCTCCAAAGACCTTACGAAACATGGTAGGATTTTTAGCAGATTTGTGAGCTGCATCCACATCACTAACAGCACCCATCCAGCGAGATAGGTCTTGCGACATGGATTCAAGATCACGACCTGCCTGAAACGCCCGCTTAATCCCATTAAATGCCGTGGATGCTGTTGCGACAGCAGCCGAAATAGTTACTGGGTCGAACACGTTAGTATGTTTTACGCATCTTCAGAATGATAGTATATGTATCAGCACTAGAGTGACCCACAGTGGTAAAATCAATATCACCTGTCTTTCCAGACCCTGCGTTATTTTTTATACCACCAAACTCACTATAGTCATGATACCCACTCTGATTTTCACCTAACTCTATTATAAACTTGTCAGAGGTTGCATCGAAGAACATTCTAACCTTCATGCCTATGCACTGCCACCAGATTTTCTCTATGGCAACACTCGTACAAGTATTGCCATTTATATCTGATTCCAATGCACTGACATCGACCTTTTTAACGGCTGACTCACCTGTGCCATCAGAAATGTTTGTAAATTTCATAACAACGTGTTTGTCACCGTCAAAGAGGGTTTGTGATGTTACTGCATCAGCCATGTTATCCCCCTAATTACGCTTCGTAGCCAAACAGTTCTATAAGTAACTTTCCTGCTGTGTAGTCTGCGTTTGTTGTATCACCTAATGTCAAGTATAGAAACTCATCGGCTGCAGGTACGGCTGTAAATATAACAACACTACCCAATGTAGCATCTCCTGCGTTTACCAATAATGTTTCCGTTAAACTACTGATCGCACCATCTTCGACACCTGTACCTTCAGTAGCTGAGTGTACGTTGATATCTGGATCACCACCAGTAGGAGCCTCAAAGCAAGTCATTCTACCTGCTAAGATAGTTCCGTTTCTGGCTGCTGTGATTTGACCGATGTGACATACGTTTGATGTTCCGTCTACACCAATGATATCACCACTAGCTGTGGATCGTAGACCTGTAAGATCAATCAAGATACTTGTCCTGATAATCCCACCTTCTCTAATTACAGAACTTCTGTAAATAGTGCCTGTACCACCTGTGATACCTGTACCTGCTTCGGTAGCCATTGTATTTGCATCAAGTGAGGCAAAACCTGCTGATGATATAGACATCTGTGTGGTTTCTGTTCCTGTTCCTGATGCTGAGGCTATTGATGTAAAGCCTCCAGTTGACCTAATTGGCCCTGAAAATGTTGAATTGCCCATATTAATCTCCTTGTCGTGGCAAATGTCAGCTTACGCTGTCAAGGTGAAATTGTAAGGGGGCGATTTCTCGCCCCCAAGTTTGCTAGTTTACGCAGCTCCTGTTGAACCGTAAATTCCAAGTGGATCAGATACACCGAAAGAATATCTCTCTCTTGCCTTGTATCTTACGTTTCCAGTATTGAAATCACCGTCCATGCCAGTAGCCATAGGAGTTCTAACGAAATGCTTCATTCCGTTTGGAACGTCTGTGATGATGAAGAAAGCATCACTATCTGTTAGATAATGGTTAACAGCAAAGCCTTCTGGGATAGACCCATTAGACTTGATAGCGTTAATGTCATTATCAGCAGTTCCTGTTCTGAAATCTGTTTGTAGCAATCTTGTTGCTGTAAACATCAATGCAGGTGGAACAATCAGCTTTCTTGGTCTTGCTGCAATCAATAGACCTCTTTCATCTACGAAGGCTGCGATATCAATCACAGCTTGCTCTAAAGATGTTTCGTTAAGGTCTGCTGCTGTTGATGGTTGGTTTCTATTATTACCACCTGCCACGGTTCCGTGGGAGGCACTAAATAGAAAGGCTCCATCGCCAGAAGTGAATGTATCAAAACCAGTGTTTAGAAGTGACGCTGCTTTTGTTTGCTTTGTGTAAGCCATAGCTCTAGCAAGTGCTTTTGTATAACGTGCTGATAGGCTGTCATACAAATTGTCTTCCATAGCTTCCTCTGTAATGGAGAAACCCATAGCCACTGTCTCGTGATTAAAACGAGCAGTGAATGACTCTTGTGCTACATCATAGGAGATGGCTGCACCTTCTTGCTTCACTGGGGCTGCACCGAACCCTGATAGCTTCACCTCTTCCTCAAAACTTCTGTCTGAGTTTTCGGTTTCGTAGATATCAGCGTGTTCGTTTTCATAGCCTTCATACTCCAATCCAAACAATGCGTTTAAACCTGGGAGTAACTCTTTTAAGAGATTTGCTCTACTCATTACAGCCATGATTAGCCTCCTCCTGGTGCTGCGCCTGAAACGACACCTACACCTAATTGATGCCCTGTGTTAAACTTACAAAGCATTATTGGGAATGATGTTCCTCTTTCGTCACCATCGTGACCTCCAAGAAAATCAACAATCCTTACAGGTAGTGAAGCTGTTGTAGCTGTTGTGCTAATATCGATACTAACACGAGAGATACCAAACGTGGCACTTGATGCTGTTTGCTCTAACTCTACGTTAGCACCAAGATCATCATCAGTGACTGCTCCGTCTGCTTGCACAGCAAACAAAATGTTTGGATCATCAGCAACATACGCCATACCACTGGTATGGGCTGCACCTGACCATTGAGATGAAAATGTAAGCTGACTTGTGCTTACATCAATATAACGACATCCTAGAAAAATACCGATAGGTGTTGCTGAACTTGTACCTGTATCTTTCGCTATCGTTGTGGTTCCACCGTCATCATTTAACTTGACGACATCACCGTAACAAATCCTTGTGGATTGAGAAGATAGGATAGGATATTGACGAAAACCACCAGTGTATTCGCCACCTAATGTTCCTACTGGTCTTAACCCAAAAGGAGCAGATATGCTAGACATATGTCTACCTCCATTAAGTTGTTCGAGTGCTTCGCTCTGGTTTCAGAACTGGCATTCGAGGATCATTATTACGCAAGAAAGAATTATCCACAGATTCCATTTGCCTGTTAGCCATTTCCTTGTGGGCTTCCTTACGAGCTTCTACTTTTTCGGTTGATATGCTACAGAGTAGCTGACCACCAATTTCAATATTGTCTTTCCATCGTGAATCGATGTCAGACATAACGTGTAACTCAGGATGGTCTTTGGCTAAGACAGGTGTCCAACCTTCACGAAACCTTGCAGATACATTAGGGTTATCTGATTGACCCATGATCGCTGTTCGTATCCAACGAAACTTAACCCCAGGTCTGGGATTAGGTGTTGGCAACAACGTAGGTCTTTCCCATGATTTCTTACGAAATTCCATTTCTCTTGTTTCGTTATCTCTTGGTTCTCTATCAGCCATTTCCTTGATCCTTCATTAATTGCGCTGCATATTGCTCTTTTGTGAGACCCAAGCGTCTAGCGAGGTTCACTTGGGTTGAGGTCAGTCGCACTGTGCGTGGTTTTTTTGCACTCCGTTTGGTGGGGGCAACCACGTTGCCAGTCTGACTCTGTTGCGTTTCCTCATCTTCAATAACATCGTCAAACTTGTCTGGAAAAACTTTTCGCATTTCCCTATCTATCTCTTTATAATACTCTTCGCTGTCTCCGACAACACCTTTTTTTACCAACTCCTCATGAATACCAAAGGCATACGAGGTCATCCGACTGTCTTTATTGAACCATGTGTTCTCATTTGCCCAGTCCAAGGCTCTCTGACTCACCTGTGGTTTCTGGGGTTGCTGAGGTATTGGTGTCTCTTGTTTTCTAGGTTGTTGTGGTTTTGGTGGCACATAGCTATCAACACGTTGTTTTTCACTTTGTATCCTTGCCAATTCAGAGGATGCCTCAACTAACTTATCTGGATCACCTGATTCGTAAGCCTCTTTGTAATCCTTTTTAGCCTTTTCTAGCTCTGCATCTACCCTACCTTTAGCCTGATTTATTAAGACACTTTCACCATCAGATAGACTTTTACGCAGTTCTTCGTTTTCTTTCTGAAGTTTTTTGGCGTAGTTTAGTGCCTCTTCCTGTAGACGAGAGGCTTCTTCTTTGGCTCTACGCTCTTCGTGATAGTCGTATTTTAAAGCCTTTATACGCTTTTGCACCTTCTCACTATAGTTTTTGGCTTCATCGTCATCATCCTCAACATTAGTGGTTGCACTCTCGTTTCTCTTTGCAACTCTGTCTTCTTCAGGTCTGTCGTCAACAATTTCTACCTCAAACGGTGCGTCATTGGCTTTTGGTGACTGTACTGGCTTATCTTCCCCAAAGTCTAAATCCTGTTGGGTTTCTTGCTCCTCCATTTTTTCTGCTACTTCGTTCATATCCTTTTATATCCTCTTGGGTCATCAACAACAGCTTCCACTGTGTCATCGTTAATTAATCTAAATTCTTGTGAGTGAATTTTAAATCGAGTGCCTGAATAAGATCGAAAGATCACAAAGTCACCCTCTTTGCAGTAAGCACCGTTTGGAAACTTATCTTTATCCTTATAAGCGTCAGAACCCATGCTTACAACAAAACCTATGATTGATGCTATACCTTCAGCATCTCTCAATGCATCTGGCATATACACACCACCTTCGGTTTTCTCATCTACTTCTACTGGGGATATTAAGAGTTTGTAGCCCTTTGGTTGGGGCATTTTGGAAGCAACTTTCTCGTCACTTTCCTTTTTTACAGCTTGATACATTTTTACCTCATGCAGTGATTTAGGCTCACAGTTGCCTTGCGTTTAAGTACGTTGAGATTATTTAATCCTCAATGGCTTTCTTTTGCAAGTCTAAAATTTCTTGCTCTATTTTAAGCAATCCTCTGTATTCACCGACCATTGAAGTGTATTCATCGAAGGTTTTTGCCCCTCCCATGCACAAATGTTCCTGTATTTGGGTCTTTTGATCACTGATTCGTTTTAAAATCAGCCCATAATCGTCATTCATCAGAGGCTAAATCCCTTGCAAGGTTCAATCCTATGTCTACACCGTCTTTTATAGCCTTTTTCTGTGATTTATCGGCCTCTGTGGCTACCTGAATACCTAATTTAGCCCCTTGTATCTTCTCATTTGACTTGGTTTTCTGTACATCGGACTGCAATTTAGCAATATCAAGCTGTTTTTTGTGTTCAAACTCAGCTTCTTTCAAGGCTAACTCTCTTTGCTGTATAATTGTCAGTGGGTCTTGCTGTTTTTTCATTGCTTCGGCCTGAGCCATCTCTGCCTGACCCTTTTTCAGGACTTTAGCTGCAGCTTCTGCCGTTAATTTTGACAATTCTTCCTCTACATCCTCTGGTAAAGGCTTGTCTTCGTCTGGCATTTCCACGCCTAACTGCTTTTCTATCTCTTTTCTATACTGGAACGCAACGTGTTCCGTAATGTGAGCTGCCAAGGCATTCTGTATAGCAGACGCAAATGGCGATTGACCAATGATTTGCTGTATTTTTGGATCTTGAGCAGCAGCAGTATGTACAGCAATGTGGGCTTCATGGTCTTGGTACTTGAACGCCTTGACAGGTTCTTGCTTCATGATCGCCATGTTTTCTGTTACTGGATCATTCGGCTTTATATCGTCAGGTAGTTTGATAATATCGGCTGCATCTTTTATTCCTAGCACCTCTAGCATCTGTCGATGTAGCTTTCCCATATCGTATAGTTGTGGTGCTTGTTGGGCTAACTGTAGAGCTGCCTGATATTGTGTTACTCGTTGTGCCATTGTAGAGGCGTTAGGATCGGATACTGGGATTACATCCACTCGTCCGTCAAAATCTTCTGTTCGTGAAAAGCTACCCTCTTCTGTTTCATAGGCATATTCTGGAGGCATAAAGTCATGGATACACTTAGCTAGTATGCGTAGCTCTTTTTTCAAAGAGGCGTGTAGTCGTGCTTGCACCCCAGACATCACTTTCATGGATCGCTCTAACAAGGCTAGTGTTGTACCAACAGGAGCCTGTGGGTTCATGTTACCCACTTGTACATCAGCTACCGACCCAATTCGTCTTCCCTCTTCGACAATATTTCCCAACAACTGGTATAGTACTGAGGATGGTTCTTTATAAGGTATAAACGTAATGGAATCTCGTATCGCACCACCAGGGACATCGACATCTCTGAACTCACCAGGCATGAGAGGCGAATCATCCCCTTTAATCCTAAGACCACGAGCTTTAAGGCCAGCAGGTAAATTCGATAGAGTACCTGCATCGATAAGCTGACGCAGTATGGACGTAGCCGATTTAGCCAACCCACCAATAAGATGTATAAGTCCTGTACCATAGAAGCCAAGGCTTGGTAGGTACTTGTAGTGAATAAAGTGCTGACGTTTAGTTTTCTTAGGATCGATTTCATACCAGTTCTTTCTAATGGATAATATGGCTCGTGATGACTTGTCTATGGTTATAACATAGGGTCTTGCTAATCCATCGCTATCCTGAAATGGCTCTGGCATATCAATGTCAACGTGCATCTCAAGAATAGTGTATCTCTCATCGTCTTCGTAAACGTGTTCAGCCCCATCCATCTCGTCATACTTTTCCTGTATTTCTGATTCGTCCTGTTGTGGGTCTGTTAGTTCAACGTCACGATAGAAACCATTCACCATAAGCTCTTTGATTTCATTCTCTGTTTTTTTCATGATGTGGGTGTATCGTGGGCAAGACATAAGATCACTTGCACCATAAGAGACTACAAAGTCTTCAGCAGGGACAAACATAGAGCATGGTCTTTCCATAATCGGATCGTAATACACCTTCTTAAAAGCAGAGCCTGCTAAAGGTAGACGAAACAGCATTTGCTCCATTTCATCACGATACTCTGTCATGTCCTCTGTCAGAAGATAGTTCATCTCATGCTCAACACGTTGTGACTGTGCTGTTTTTTCTTTTGTGTTTTTTCCCACTATCTTTGTGCGTACAGGGCCACTGGGTGGGAATATCTCTCCCATAGCCTGTGCCTGAAAACGAACAACAGCTTCTGTTAGGAGTGGGTGGAATACACCTGACGCTCCTTGCCACGGCTGAGATCGCTCTTCAATCTTCATGCCCAACAAGTCAAGACCTTTGATGTAGGATCGTGACCATTCGTTTCGTGATGTTCTATCGCTCTCAAAGTCATCGATAAGATCAGCAGCCATCTTCTCAAGATCACCATCTTCAAGAAACTCAGCTAGGTTTGAGTTATGATCAGGGCCAACTAAATCCTCAGTGACATCACCTTCAAAGTCAACGATGACACCACCATCCTCTGTTTCTATCGATACAGCATCTGGATTTACCACTTCAACTTTTAACTCTTGCTCAGAAGGGTTCTTCTCTATATCAACCTCGAAAGGCTCTAATCGTTTATCGACTACCATAATTTACCTTATGCTAAATTTAGTTCCTCTGGTAGCCAAGCCACCACCACGCATCTTCATGACTCTACCACCTCGTTTTTTACCATAAGCCTTTTCTATCATCTTCTTTGCTTCTGGATTTTCCGATATAGCACCCATACCCATCTGAGTCGGATTTAATACAGAGCCAACTCCTGTTAACTTTGATAAACCAAATTTACTTGCTGTCTTAGCCATTCTTGACAAAGCACTCCCTTGTAAATTTTTAAGTTTTTTCTTAGCTTCCTTTATATCATCAATATCTCCACGAATAGGAGCTATCTTGTTTTGCTCCTTAATAAAAGCTAAATTCTTTTTTGCATTCTTAATTTCTCTTTGTCTTTTTTTCTCAAGCTGTTCAGCACGCCTTTGTTCTTTTAACTTTCTTCTGTTTTTAAGTTTTCTTCCACGCTCACCACCTGTTATCTCATCATACGCAAGTCCAGTAAGGTATGCAGTGCTTGCCACTCCTGTAGCAGGTAATAAAACTTCTCCTGCTGTTTGTAGCTGTGATTTTTTTTGTGTCATGGTGACTTACCTTATACTAAAATTGGTTCCTTGAGTGGCTATGCCACCTCCACGCATCTTCATTATACCACCCTTCTTTTTAGATTTTGCTTCGTAGGGTTGTGTTACTTTATCTTTTTTATCCATAAGTCCTGTTTTAGCAAGACCTGAGAAAAGTGCAGCCATCACTGGACTATCACCTGGTCGAGTTCTGAGATCGGATATTTTTGGTCTGCGTTTATTAGGGTCTTCACGTTTTACTATGGTAGATTTTTTAAGCCTTGGAACTCTTGTATTTGCTGCCAACGCTCCAAGATCACCTGTGGTAGCAACTGTTTTTTTCTTGCCATCATTTCTCTTAATCATGGCATCGTATATTTTTTTATCTTCTTTGTTCATTAGTAATACTCCACTGGTCTTCTGTATTTTGGTTCGTCATCCCAGTCATCGCTTTCTGCTCGAACCCATCCACCTTGGCGAAATCTTAACAGAGCCTGTGTGGTACTGTCAACTAAGTCATCGTGATCGCCAGAGGGGAAAGAGGCACATTCCTCTATAACCTCATCGGCCCACCGTGTGGGTGGATACCAGACAGTGCCACTCGAAAACAAATCCGTCACGGCATTTACTCTGGCAATCTTATCGTTACCTCTGGTGGGTGTGAACTCCGTGACAGGTATACCCATAGCACGAAGCTCAAACACCAAAGGCGCACCTGATGCCTTTGCCTCAATAATC